ACCCCAACAACAAATCAACATAAAGAAAGCAGCAAAACCAACAGTTCTCTTTGATGATATTTTAGCATCACTTGATAGCATTTCTGTTAAAAAACTCATATTTTTTTCTCCTTAGAATTGTAGGATAGCGTAATCGTATCTTAGTGTAAGAGTGATTTCTGCAGGATCAGTAGTGTTTGACCAATCCAAGTCATTAAAATTGGCGTTTAAAATCCAAGTACCTTTTAATGTCCATTCTTCCACTTTATCACCAACAGGTCCCAAAACATTGATAGTTACATCCTTCTTATAAAAGTCTGTATAACCATCTCGGCCTGTTACGGATTCGTGTGCTAATCTTACCCACTCCATAACGGCTTGTGCTCCACTTGGAACAACTGGGTCATATAAAGTAATTTCTAATTCTTCCCATGCTCCCTTACCTTTAACATATCGTTTAACATTGATGTGGTCAAGTTCGATAGTTTCAAAAGCTATTGAAGGTCTATTAGCAGTTTTTATGAGATATGCTGGTATCCCTTCAATATACATGATGTACCGATTTTTCGTTTTCGGTTCAAACGGTGTGAACATTATTTCTGAGGGATCTAATAGTTCTGGCATCTTTAATCTCCAATAAGTTTAATTCTTCAACTATAAATATCAAAATTCTAAAAAATCATCATTATCATTTTTCATAGTTTTTTAGAAGGTTTATATCATCTTCATATATAAATATATCGGGCAACAAAAAACCCCTCAAAAAGAGGGGTTTTTGTTTAGTTAATCTATTGATTAAACTTATTCAGGAAATGTAGCTCCTGTTGGTAATACTACGAAGTCCAATACAATAAATTCAGCTGTCCGTGTTGGTTGGATAAATATCTGACCAACAAGTTGATTTCTATCAACAACATCTGGAGTATTATTTGTATCATCCATTACTACTCTAAATGCGGATAAACCACTATTTGATTGTACTGACTCTAAGAATGGATTCACAATGTTAAGGAATCTATTTCTCGTAGCTGCAGTATTTTGTTCAAATACCAAGTACCTACTTGATGAAGCGATAAACTTCTTCAATCTAATCAACAATCTTCGTACATTCACTCTGTCAAGTGCTGATGGACGACCTTGTAAGGTCTTTTGTCCCCAAACTACTACACCTTGACCTGGGAATGAAGCGATTGGATTAACTCTTGCTTCATAGAGTTCATCTCTTTCAGCGTGAGTCAATCTTGTCTGTGCTTCCGTTACTCCCTGTGATTGTAATCCACCACGATTCAAACCTGCTGGTGCGAACCATTCGTGTGCTACACTATCGGTGTAAGAAATAACACCAGGTAACACAACTGAGGGTGGGACCCAAACTGGAAGTGACGTGCCCCTATCAATAATCTTTACCCAAGGATAATAGGTTGCTGCGTAGTTAGTATCGAGTGCTTCAATAGTCGAAGTTGCACTTGCTATTGTTCCACCATGAATACCACAATCTATAATATAGAATGCATCACCACGAGCTTCACACTTAGATATTGCGTGATTAGTTATAGCTGAATGTAATCCATGAATAACACCAGGCGTTACTAACATATTGATATCAAACTCATCAGGATTACTGATTGCGTTAATTGCTTTCTTATATGCAGTTGTACCTGCTGTAGAAGAAGTTGAACAATCAAACCCTTGTGTGTTTGTACCTACAATATTTGCTGCTGTATATTTAGGAACTGCTGGGTTAGCACCATCGAATCCACTTTGAAATGGAACAACGAACTTTCTCTGTCTAACATGAGATAATGCAAGTGTTACTCTTTCTGTTGCGTCTGAATAAGTATCACCAAGTGTTGAAGCATCTGCATGTCCTAACATATCTTCTAAACTCATAGACATATTAGCACCATCACCAAAACTATTTACTGGGGCTAAAAATTGTTGTATATCTTCCCTAGCACCTATATTAGCGTTATCATAATCCAAACCATAATATACTGTATCTGCTTCGAAAGTATCATTTGAATTTAACTGATTCCGTTTAAATGATGCTGATGGAATTGTTGAATCATCACTACCAAATGGATTACTAATTGCTGCATGTCCCATAGGAACAACACTTCTTGGTACTTCACTATCGGCTATTGCTGAATAGTCAGATAAGAAAATATGTTTAGACATATTTGGCCAATCACCATTGTAAGTGAGTTTACCATCACTTGCAATAGAAACATCTCTATCACCAACCCGTCTTGCAAAGTAATTAGGACTTAATGGATCAAAATTCAAATTATCAAATTGTTCCAAAACATTATTTTGGGTTAATAAATTATCATCATATCCAGTCTGTGCTACTTGTAATGAAAATGAACCAAAATCACTACCTGCAATTGTACCAGCTTTCTTAACACTCAATATTCTAATCTTATACTTTCTATTCACATCAGAACCATGAGAACGACTCTTAACTTTAAATAAGTTATATCGTGCCCCACTTACCAGCTGTGACTGAATATAAGGTGTAGATGCATTTTGATATGTTATTGCTAAACTCGTACTTCCGTCTACCACACTCACAGAATCACCCGAACTGTATCCCGAGCTATTCTGATGTGATTTGAAGTTCTTATACAAATATGCTGGTTGAGTATTTCCACCTGCGTTAGTTTGAACTTGTGCATCATTACTAAATACATCTTCAATATATTGAGGACTTGAACTTCCAGTATCAAATGAAAATGAATATGTAGCGTATGTGGTTGCTATTCCTTTAGCTCCCCAATTACTACCACTCAACTGAAGTGTTGCATCTGCCCAAGTACCACTAATTGTACTACCTTCTAAATCTGCAGTTCCACTTGAACCACCACGAGATGGTGCTAATACTGCAAGTACTTTACCACCAGCTTGATTTGTACCACCTTGTAAAGATGTCTGTGTACTACCAGATTGAAATTTCACACTATTTCCACCAGTTCCAGTTGCCGATGACGAAACAGTTAAAGTTGCCGGTGCTACATACGCTACCGTTACTCCGATACCACTAACTGCATTAATTTCAGCTGCTAAATTAACGGTTAATGTACTTCCTGTTACTGCTAATGAACCACTACCAACAAAAAAGTAGGTATTACCACTACTAACATCATCAGGTACAGGTGCATCAGATGCTACAAATGTATATATAGTTCCAGACGAACCAGTTATTGCGAATTTGTCTCCATCACTCATATTAGTGATTGAAATAGATGCACTTCCGTATGTTGCTGCCGAAGATGCTCCAGTTGTAATTGCAAGAGTATCAACTGAATATCCTGCAGTGTTAAGTACCCTAACTATCGTAACAGTTCCAGGACTACCTAAATATTTTTCTACCGTGTACGGGGTGTAATAACGTTTATCCGTTGATCCAAACATTTCTTCAAACTCTTGGAAATTCCTAACTACTGTTGGAACAAAAGCAGGACCTTTAATTGTTGGTCCAATTATGCATGCTCCAATTTCTGCAATTCCTTGAGGAAGAAAAGATAAATCTCGTTCTCTCGTAAACACACCCGGCGATACGATTCTTTCTGCCATTTTATTTCTCCTATTGTATTATAATTTAAATAACTAATTAGTCGTTTTTAGACTATAAATATTTACAATAAATATAGCCTAACTTTCTCAAACGATATACTTGGGGGAGATTATTTTAAGTAGTTTCTGAAGCTTCTACGGGGGCTGGTGCGGGAGTAAATACTCCTGTTGCTGGATCTAAATTTCCAGGACCATACTTTTTATTCAAGTCTGCAACTAAATTTCGTTCAGTATCTTGAACTTCACCATATTCAACTTCCAACGTGGCTTTTGCACTATCAAGTGAATCCAATTGTTGTGTTACTAACAACCTTTGAACCTCTAATTGTCCAAATTGAAGTTGTTTCTGTTGATATGAAGTTTGTAGGTCTTGTAAAGATTTCAATTCTTTTTCTGAGAATTTTGTCTCTTGATCTGCCATAACTGTTTCTCCTTATTATTATTGTTTATAACTATACTATAAATATAAAGTAAATATCTCTAACTCACTTTTTTCTTTAGATCATTTACTTCTTGTCTTAATTCTTTTACTGATCTA